CCAGGAAAATATACTGGAAGACCAAAGAATAAGTATTATACGAAACATAAAAATAATGAATAAAAAAATAGTTATAATTGGAGCAGGAGTTGCAGGTATAAACACTGCTACAAAATTAATAGATGGTGGTTATCCAGGTGAATTAATTACAATAATTGATAAAGGTAAAGATCCATACAATCGTAAACACGAAGAAGTAATGGAAGGTATGCTAGGTGCAGGAGGGTGGAGCGACGGTAAACTTACCTATCATACAGCAATTGGAGGCCAATTATCAAAATATTGTGGTGATGATAAAGCAATGCAATTAATGGATGAAGTAATTTCTAATTTTAGAAGATTTCACCCAAAACCAGAAGAAATATTTTGTTCTAATCCAGTAGCTGAACCTGACTTTATTAAACCTTACTTTGGATTACGTTTGTTTCCTGTATGGCATATTGGATCAAATTATCTTCATGAAATTGCTATTAATTGGTATAACTTTTTAGTTGGAAAAGGGGTAATCTTCTATTGGGATAGTGAAGTAGTAGAAATTGATTTTGAAAATAATTACTTAGATTTTGAAGTAGAAGATTATAATTTTCTTACTGAAAAAAGAGAAATGTTTATTAATGCCACCCCTGTATATTATGATAAACTTATATTTGCTGTAGGTAAATCTGGTATTGATTTTGGTAAAGAATTAGCTGAAAAATACAAATTAGAAACAGAACCAAAATCAGTTCAAATAGGTGTACGTTTTGAAGCACCACAAAAATATTTCCAAAAATTGATTGATATATCTTATGATTTTAAACTTTATCAGAAACATGATAACGTATCTATTCGTAGCTTTTGTACTAATAATAACGCTGCCTATGTGGCTGTTGAAGAAACTTATGGGGATATTAGCTATAACGGGCACGCCAAAAAAGGTAAGGAATTCGAAAACCAAATGACAAATTTTGGTATTTTAATGGAAATTAAAGGTATTGAAAATCCATTTGAATGGTCAAGAAAAGTAGTAGAAAAGTGTCAAAGATATGGTAAAGGTTTGTATTACTCCCCAAGTCGAACCCCATCAACCACTTCAGAAGGGAATAAAATTGATTGCCATCAAATAGATAATTGTTTTATATTTAAAAATGAATTTGGTGAATATGCAGATTATATTCTTAATTTCATAGATCAAATGAACATAGTATTTGAATTTGGTGATGATTGGGGTATCTATATTCCTGAGGTTAAATACCTTTCAGAAGAACCTATTGTAAATTATAAAAATTTATCTTTAATAGATTATCCTAATATCCATTTTGCTGGTGATTCACTCTCAGCACGGGGTATAACAGTTAGTGGTGCTCAAGGTATTTATGTAGCTGAAGATATTTTGAGAAAAAATGTAGGTATTTAACTTCTGGTAATATTTATTATCATGAAATATTATGTATATCACTGGGTTAGAAAAGATTTAAATGAGCCCTTCTATGTAGGGAAAGGAACAGGTAATAGAGCTGCCCATAAAAAATCAAATAAAGGATGGAAAAATATAACTTCAAAAATTGAATGTTTTTGGTATATTCTTAAATATTTTGAAGAAGAAGAACAAGCATATTTGTATGAACATGAACTTATTGAAACTTATAAAAAATTAGGGTATAAAATAGTTAACCAAACAGAATATTCTAAAGGAGGAAGTACATGGTCATATACAAATGACGTAAAACAACGACAAAGTGAAAACAGAAAAGGAAAAGGAATTGGAATTAGAAGTAAAGAATGGCGAGAAAATATTAGTAAAGCTAATAAAGGTAGAAAAATAACATGGGCTAAAAAAATTGGGGAAGCTCTTAAAGGTAAATCTAAAAATTATATAGGGCATCATAAAATTATTCATCAATATGATCTCCAAAATAATTTAATAAATGAATACCAATCAGCACAGGAAGCAGGTAGATGTTTAAACAGATCAGGCAACCAAATAGCAGATTGCGCCGCAGGACGTCAAAAAACAGCCTATGGTTATATATGGAAATACAAAGATAATTAATATTTATTGAAAACATAATTATTTTAATGAAATTAGCTAATCTATTACAAGAAATTCAAATAAAACCACCTTCACGTGAAGAACAAATTAAAAAAATAATCTTTAATTATTATAAACGTAGATTAAATAATTCTGATTTAGACGCTGATGATAGATTTGTAGGTAATACAAGTTTTAATAACGAAAATGAATTAAAAGAAATATTAGATAATTATTTTACTTCTGAAGATTGGAATAGATTTCAAGAATATGCTATTATTTCTAAAATAGATAAAAAATTATTAAAAAGTATTATAACTGATATTAAATTTTGGACTGGGGACTATTTTTATCATCATGATAGATCATATGATGATCGCAATGATATAGGTGGTGAAACAACAGGTTTATATGAATCTAAAATAACGTTACGCGAAATGTCTGAAGGACTGATTAAAAAGATGGTTGCTTTATACCAATCACAAACTCAAGATTCTGAAGAACAAATAATAGCTAATTTAAAACGATTTGAACAGTTAGCTCAATCTATTGCCAAAAAGCTAACAGATAATAACCCTGCATTACTAGGTGTTTTACCTGATGAACTTAAAAAACCAAGTACAGTTAGAGATATAACAAAATACGAAAACTATGAAACTTTAGTTAAAGTATTAAAAGCTGCTGATACTAAATCAACTGATCCGTATAAACAAGCTATTGATAATTATAAAAAACAAAATCAATACGTTGAACCAAGATTAATTGGTACATATGTTGCTCGTTTTAAACAAAATATAAAAGATCTTGAAACCAAGATTAAAGAAAAAGACGAAACAGCTTTAGAAAATATTCCTAAGGAATTATTAAAAAAAGATGCTTATAAAAGTATATTAAATTGGAGATCCTTTCCTGAATTGGAGAGAATGCTTGATGCTGTATTTCCACTTATAAATCAAGGTGGAGAAGAAGATGAAAATGATGTTTCCACTAATGCCGATAAAATATATGATAAAGATGGAATTGAAGTATATATAGGTGATGAAGAACATAGATGTATAAAATATTCGAAAGGATACTCGTGGTGTATAGGATCAGGAAATTATCAATATTATAGATATAATCAAAAAGATCCAGACTTAAATAGGTTATTTTATTTTGTATTTGGTCGTAATGAACCTAAAACTAATAAATGGCATGTTGTAGTAATACATGTTACCAAAGCAGGAAAATACTCAAGAACTTCATCTAAAAATGATGGAGATGCTCCATATGGTGGTACTACTTGGGAAGATTTAGGAAATCATTTTCCCGGAGCAGATGGACAAAGATTTTGGAATCGAGTTAAGGGATTAAAACATTTATTTAAGTATAAAAATATTAATCCTGATGAAGCTAGAAGATTAGGTTGGAAAAATAAATCCTTATCAATTAATGAATTTACTCAATTAGAACCTGAAGATAAACAAGCATGGCTTAGAGCAAATGCAAGTGATAGAAGATTAGTTACTCCCGAAATTGTTAAATCCCTTCCGGCTTTTGGAGATGTAAGTAAAAATGATTTAATAAATTATGGTAGAGAATTTTCAATGGGTGAATTGAAACCAACTACTGGTTTAATTAAAAGATATGCTGAATTTACTTTAGCCCACACTCCCGATAGAGTATTACCTCCTGAATTTGTTCCATTCTTAAAACCAGAAACACAAGACAATTATTTTAAAAAGAATGAAAAAAGCTTTTTAAACTTTGATTTTATTCAAAAATATTTTGGTGATGAAAAAGCCAAAGAATATGTTGAAACTCAAGCTAAAAAATTGGATTTTATTCCAAAGCAAGCACATAAATACATTCCAGAAGAATATAAGAATATATACGAAATATTTGATAAATACCAAATAAACTGGACAGATGAAACACAGGATAGTGAAGAATCTATCGCAGCTACACCATCAGAGGTTAACCCAGTTAGAATAACTTACAGTCAATATATAAAAATTCCTAAAGGTGAAAGAGATATTCTTACTAAATTAGGTAAAACTAAACAACCTGAATTAAGTGCTGATAATAATAACATTATATATAGCGTCCCAACTATATTTTTTGATAAAAATCAAAATTATTATCTTTTACCTACAAAAGTAAACAGTAATATATATGAATTAGAAGGAGAATGGATAATAATTGATGATTCAGACCAAATTATTAAAAAAATTAATAATATTAATGAAATATCAATAGATAATCAAGACATATTCGCGTCAGAAATATCAAGTGATAATAATATTATTAGATATCACCCTTTAAATAAAGTTAAAATTAATGGTAAACCATTAAAACCTATAGAAGAAGCACAAAATATATGGGCTCAATATAGTCTTCAACGTAGAGCTGGAATCATTAAATAAATAACATATATTTATATAATATGAAACAGCAAATTAAAGGTGGTAAAGGAGATAAATTAAATCCAAAAGATGTGGATAGTAATCAACTTCAAATGGGTATTAAAATCGAAATGGAACACACAAAAAGCGCGAAACTTGCCAAAGAAATTGCATTAGATCACCTTGCTGAAGACCCTCAATATTATTCAAAATTGAAAAAAGCTAAATTAGAACATAAAATGGACAAAAATAAAATCCTTAAACTTATCACAGAGATAGCAATGCAGGAAATGGCTCGTATCCCGACATTATATCAATTAACAACAACTGATGCGAATGAATTAGAAAAACTAATTCCTGCGGATTTAAAAAGATCTGGGATAGTTAAAAATATAATTGATTTCTTTACAGGAAACGGTAATACGCCATCTTCTACAGTAAGTGTAGCAAAAGCATTTGGATATGCGGCTCAACAACCCGTAAATACACAATTTCAGAGATTAAAAGCTGCTGGAGTATTACAAGATAAGGGTTTAGCTTTCCCTAAAAAAGAAAAGCCAGCACCTGTAGGACAAGGTAGAAAACCATCTGATCCCACAACTCAAACAGATAGAGAAAACGTAGCATTTATCATAAATAAAATGAAAAATAGTGCTGAACCTAATGATTCATACAAATCTTGGTTTATAGAAAAATATGGTCAAGATAACTATGATGAATTAGCAAGTATAATGCAACAACGTAATGCTACTAATTTAAAAGATGAATATGCTGAGTTAACAAGACAAAGAAATGAATTACTAAAACAAATGGGTCTTGATTTTGATAGACAAAAAGGTAGAAAACCTAAAGATGTTTCTTTACCTCCTACTCAAGATTTAGGTAATTTTGAGAAAGATGAAGAAGGTAATGATGTTCCATTAGGTGAAAATCAACCAAAAATAGCCCCATCAAAACCACAACCAGGTATAGCTCCTTCACCAGATAGAAGAAGCATTCCAGTTAAAAGACCAAATAGACGTCCATTAACTCCTCCAGATCCAGATACAATGCCAACTCCAAAAAATGAAAATGGAATGGTTAAAAAAATTGTAGATAGATATAAGAATTTGAAATAATCAAATGCTTAAAGAAGTTCAATATAAAGACATATTTAGTCCTCAAACGTTAGCTACTTTAAAAGGTAAGTCTGCCGAATCATTACGTCAAATGATGGGTAATAAGAATATTATGCAAGCAATGATGCGTAATCTACAATTATTACCTGAAATATCAAAAATAGAAGCACCATATAGAGATATCCTTGAAATGGAAGCTGTAGATATTGTTAAAAAAGCTTATCCACTTATAAATTATGCTGATATTGAAATAGATGCTAAAATTACAAATGAATTAAACTCGGAGGGGGGAGAAGATGAAGAAGAACCTTCTACCGCTCCAGAGGATAAAAAACGTAGAATAATAAATGCTATTACACAAGGTTCATCAATTAGAGGAGCATTTGCTTATCTATTATTTAGAGAATCATTAGATACTTTAGATGAAAATTTAATAGAAAAATATAATGAATTATTAAATATAACTTTTGGTGCATATGATGATGATCAAGTAATTGCTCTTGCATTAGCAATGTTATCTCAAAAACAACCTATAGGTGCAGGTAAATCAGAAATTAAATATGATCAAGAAAAAGACAAATTTGTAATTTATGCAAGAGCTATAAATTTTCCATTTTTAGTTCATGAAATAGTTAAAGGTTTATATGAAATATTGTCATTACAAGGCTTTTCAACTGATAGAGAAAAAAATAAACAACTAGTTAAACGAGTAGATAAAGCAATTAATGAACCTGAAGATCAACGTTATGGTAAATTTATATATGATGGAATAAATCAGTTATGGGCTGATAGTGAATTTGAAGATTCAAGAGTAAGAGATTTTTTATATACTGAGATATATAGGCTTGAAGATACAGAGTTTATGTCATTTATTGATAACATTATTAATAATAAATTGACACCGGCTCAAAAATCCTGGGCATTGGGTACAATGAAACAAATTGATAGAGACCTACATAAGGATGATACGGGGTTGGATGATTTAGACTAATACCTAAATATTTATATTCATAAAATGTAATATTAATATATGGATATAGGGATCTGGGAGATTTTAGGTGGCATTGCGGCAAGCAGTTTAACGGGATTTGCGGCAGGCGTTTTAAAAGATTTAATAACCAAAAATAACCTAAAAAATAAAGTAACTTCTTTAGAAGAATATAAAGAATCGAGTATAGAAGACATGAATAAGATACAAATTGATATTCAAGACTTACAAAAAGATTTAATAGGTATTAAAAGAGACGTACAAAGTATTAATATTAATATCACTAAATTTGAATCAAATCAAAGAGAAGAAATTAGTGAAATCAACACTACTCTAAAAGAAAACACTCGAGCAATAATTCAATTGGAATCAACTTTAAAAACAATGTCCGATTTTATTATCAATAGTATTAAGAAATAAATTCCTTGGCCTTATAATTTTTTTAGATTATATTCAGGTTTAAACTTTAAAATAATCTAATATGGAAGAATATCCCAAACAAAAGAAAATCACAACTAAAGATGGAACAGTTATGCATCTCTGGGGAAGACAATTACATAACTGGGAAGGCCCAGCGGTTGTGCCACAAGGTAATAAAAAATTAGAAGAATATTACATATATGGTATAAAATATTCAAAAGATAAATGGCTTTTAGCTAAAAAAGAACAAAGTGGTTTGCCTTGGTATAAAGGAAGTATGAAATTAGAAGAAGGAGGAAGATACTAATATGAAAATAGGATTAGCAGGAAGCATATCAGTTGGTAAAACAACATTAGCTAAAGAATTAGGTAAATTACCTCAATTTGAAAATTACGAAATAATAACAGAACGTTCAAAATATTTAAGAGATCTTGGAATTCAATTGAATTCTGACTCAACGTTACCAGGACAAATAATATTTGCAGCAGAACGTGCCTCTGAATTATTAAAAGAAAATATAATTACAGATCGTAGTATATATGACGTATGTACATTTACATTGAGTGCTAAATCAATTGATTGGAAAGTTAAAGAAGAATATTGTACTTTAATGTTAAATTTACGTGGTTATTATGATATAATTATTTATGTATCACCAGAAGGTGTAGATATTGAAGATAATCAAGTTCGAACAACTGATGCGAAATATCGTGAACAATTAGATTATGTTGTTAAAGAATTAATCAAACAATATCCTCCAAATAAATTAATAGAAGTTAAGGGTCCAACAGAGGAAAGAATAGCTACAATTTTAGCTAATTTAAATTAGTATATATTTATTGTAAATATCAACATGTCAGTTAAAACTTTAGTAAACGAAGCATTCATAGAAGTAATGAAAGAGTTAGGTTCTGAATTAGATATGGTTGTACCTACACCTACATCTAATGATATGGCCTTAGGTGAAGTAGCTACTCAATTAGCTCAAGCTAAAGGTGAATTAAATACAATTTTAGATAGAGCAGCTCGTGATAGAGTTATTAAGAAAAATGAAGGTAAAATAGCTATTCTAAATAAAGAAGAATATATTAAGCGAATAGGAGACTTACCTAAAAAAATTAAAGCTCTACAAAATCAAATGGAGCCCGCAACAAATGCAAGCAATTTGGAATAAAATACCCTATGTAATAATAGGGGCATTAATTGTAATAATTATTATGATGAGATCTTGTGGTCCATCAATCCCTGATCCAGATGTTGTCACTGTTACTAAAACAGATACAGTATGGGTTAAGGGTAAAGATAGCATTGTATATAAACCAGGTATAATAAAAATAATTCCTGGAGATACAGTTTATAAAGATGTAGATACAGTAGCAATATTAAAAGATTATTTTTCCAAAGTAGTATATAATGATACTATTAAGATAGATACATTTGGTTATGTTTTAGTAAAGGATACTATAACTCAAAATAGAGTTTCTAATAGAACTTCTGTTTTAAATTATAAGTTTCCAGTTGTAACAAATACAATAACAAATACTATAACACTTCCACCAAAAACACAATTATATGTTGGATTTGATATAGTAGGTGCTTCAACACAACCGATAAACTATTTTGGACCTAGCGTTTTATTAAAAACTAAAAAAGATCAAATGTATACCGGAGGAGTTGGAGTTACACCAGGAGGATGGGGTGGAAAATTCGGTATGCTATGGAAAGTCAAGATCAAGTAAAGTTAAAAGAAATAATAAAACAGGAATATAAGAATTGTCTTCAAACTATTCCTCATTTCATAAAAAAATATGTTCAGATAGAACATCCTCAAAAAGGAAGAATACCTTTCGGATTATATCTTTTTCAAGAAAAAGTAGTTAATCTTTTTGGAGCCCACCACAAATATATTGTACTTAATAAATCAAGACAATTAGGTGTATCTACACTTGTAGCAGCATATGCTTTATGGCTAATGTTATTCCATGAAAATAAGAATATATTAGTTATTGCTACAAAACAAGATACTGCAAAAAACATGATTACTAAGGTAAGATTCATGTATGATAATCTTCCTAAATGGTTAAAATTACCTTGTACAGAAAATAATAAATTAAGTCTTAAACTTAGTAATAGTTCACAAATAAAGGCAGTATCAGCAGCAGGAGACTCAGGTCGATCAGAAGCCGTATCTTTACTTATTATAGATGAGGCCGCCTTTATTGAAGATATAGACGAAATATTCCCTTCAGCTCAACAAACCTTAGCTACTGGTGGACAATGTATAGTAATTTCTACTCCAAAAGGGGTAGGAAATTGGTTCCATCAAACTTTTGCCCAAGCAGAATTAAATACAAATGGTGTTTTACCAATAAAATTACCTTGGAGTGTTCATCCAGAAAGAGATCAAGCTTGGAGAGATGAACAAGATAAACTTCTAGGTAAAAAAATGGCTGCACAAGAATGTGATTGTTCATTTAACGCATCAGGTGATACAGTTATTGATGATGAAACCTTAACATTTTATGAAAATACTTATGCTGAGGATCCAATAGAAAAAAGAGGTGAATCTCATGATTATTGGATATTTCGATACCCAGATTATAGTAGAAGTTACATGTTAGTAGCCGATACAGCTAGAGGAGATGATAGAGATTACTCTGCTTTTCATATTATTGATATAGCAAGTATGGAACAAGTAGCTGAATTTAAATGTAAGTTACCAACTCGAGAATATGCTAGAGTTATTATAACCGCAGCTACTGAATATAATAATGCTTTAGTTGTTGTAGAAAATGCAAGTATAGGATGGGACGTAGTACAATCAATAGTTGAAGCTCAATATTCAAATGTATATTATTCTCCAAAAGGATCACAAAATGACCTTTCAGCTGAATCATACATACAACGACAAGATAGTGGGCAAACTGTAGCAGGTTTTACACTTTCAACAAGAACTCGTCCTTTAGTTGTAAGTAAATTAAAAGAAGCCATACAAGATAGAAGTTTTATAATTCATTCAAAGAGGTTTCTATCAGAATTAAGAACATTTATTTGGGATGGTGGTAAAGCACAAGCTTTAAAAGGATACAATGATGATTTATCAGTATCTGCAGGTATCGGATGTTATGTAAGAGATATATCATTAAGATTTGACCAATATAATCAAGATATATCGCGAGCAGCCGTAAATAATATTTCTCGAATTCAATCATATAGTCAAATACAAAAAGGTCCCTATCGAGGCCCAAATCCTTGGAAAATGCAATTGGGAGACCAATCTTACGATCTTACGTGGCTTATCTAAAAATTTTAGTATATTTATGTATATATTAAAATAAAATGATAGACAAAAGCGTATTTTCCAGATTAAAAAGATTATTTTCCACAGATGTAATTGTTAGAAACGTTGGAGGTACACAACTACGTGTAGTTGATATTGATAAAATCCAATCTCTTGGTATAATCCAAACCAATTCATTAATAGACCGATTTACCAAATTATACTCAACTACTGGTACTGGTCTTTATAATCTAAACAACATATTAAATTATCAAACACTTCGAGTTCAGTTATATACTGATTACGAAGCGATGGATAGTGACTCTATAATAGCCTCTACATTAGATATTATTGCAGACGAATGTACTTTAAAAAATGAAAATGATGAGGTAATCCAAATCAGAAGTTCAGATGAAAATATTCAAAAAATATTATATAATTTATTTTATGATATTTTAAATATAGAATTTAACTTATGGGGTTGGACTCGTCAAATGTGTAAGTATGGAGATTTTTATATCAAATTAGAAGTAGCAGAAGAGTTTGGAATATATAATGTTATCCCTTACTCAGCTTATAATATTATAAGAGAAGAAGGAATAAATCCCGAAAACCCATCTTACGTAAGATTTAGATATGATCCAAACGGATTAGCAGGAGGAACAGCTGGTAATAATCAAGTACTAACAAACCCACACTTACCTGCAGGTGAAACTATTACATTCGAAAATTATGAAATGGCTCATTTTAGATTAATAGCCGATAGTAATTATCTTCCTTATGGTAGATCATATGTAGAACCTGCTCGTAAAACTTGGAAAGCATATACTTTAATGAAAGATGCGATGTTAGTTCATCGTATTACAAGAGCCCCAGAACGTAGAATATTTTACGTAAATATAGGAAATATACCTCCACATGAAGTAGAGGCATATATGCAAAAAGTTATCCAAACTCAGAAAAAACAACCTTATATAGATCCAGCAACTGGTCAATATAATCTTAAATTTAACATGCAAAACATGTTAGAAGATTTTTATATTCCTATGAGAGGAAATGATCAAAGTACCAAAATAGATACTCTAGCTGGATTAGAATATAATGGTATTGAAGATGTTAACTTTTTAAGAGACGAATTATTTGCAGCTCTAAAAGTACCTAAAGCCTTTATGGGTTTTGAAAAAGACTTAACTGGTAAAGCTACTCTAGCAGCAGAAGATATTAGATTTGCTCGTACAATAGAACATATTCAAAGAATATTGGTTAGTGAATTAAGAAAAATAGCATTGGTTCATTTGTATACTCAAGGGTATGAAGGAGAATCATTAACTAATTTTGAATTATCATTAACTACACCTTCAATCATATACGATCAAGAACGTGTGGCTTTAATGAAGGAAAAAGTAGACTTAGCTTCACAAATTATTGAAAATAATCTATTCCCTACAGATTATATCTATGATAAATTATTCCACTTAAGTGAAGATCAATATGACGAATATAGAGATCTTATTATTGAAGATAAAAAACGTCAATTTAGAATGGGTCAAATTGAAAATGAAGGTAATGATCCAGCCGAATCTGGCCAATCATATGGAACACCACATGATTTAGCAACATTGTATGGTAAAGAAAAAGAACAAACAATGGGTAAAACTCCAGCAGGATATGATGAAAATGTACCAGATCCTGGACGTCCAGATGTAATTAAAACTGACATTAATACGCAAGATAACCCATTTGGTAAAGATCGTTTAGGTAAAAAAGAATTAAATTATAAGGATAATCAAGGTGAACAAGGTACAACAATACCTAAATTTAAAGGTAATAGCCCACTAGCTTTAGAAACTAAACGAGCTTTTTATCAAAATAAGGAAATGTTCAAGAATATACCCACTAAGAAAAAAATTATATACGAAGCCGCGACTCCTGGTAAAAGTTTAATGGATGAATCGAACCTCCTGTCAGAGGACGCATTAAAATAACATAATAACCATTACTTGTATATTTATAGATAGCATTAAACTAATATATGAAAATTAATCATAGTAAGTATAAAAATAGCGGGATTTTATTTGAATTATTAACGAGACAAATCACAGCTGATATATTAGCTGGTAAGGAATCACCCGCAGTAAATATACTAAAAACCCATTTTTCCAATTCAGAATTGGGTAAAGAATATAAATTATATACCGTACTATTAACATCTAATGTATTGAATGAATCTAAGGCAAATTTTTTAATTGAAA